TCGGCAGACCCGGCGCTGTGGAAACTTGCCACGCATTATCTTACCAAGGACGGCGCCCGCTTTTACCCGAACGCCCTCCGGGAAGAACTCCACAAGCGCCACGTCGCCCGCCTGAGCCGCCAGGAGCTGCCCATGCGGAGCGCCATGCGGAGCTACTTCCGGGACCTCGGCGCCCGCCTGGCCGCCGGCCTCGAGGCCCGCTGGCCGGCCGTCGAGCGTGAGCTGCCGACCGGCAAGAGCGCGGAGAAGCGCCTGCGAATCGCCAGGCAGAAAGACCTGCTGGACGACCTCGACCTGTTCGACGAAACCGCCGAGGCCGCCGCCCTGGCCGCCATCGCCTTCAAATATCTGACCCCGGCCATGCAAGAAACCGTCCGGCGCCTGGCCGAGGCCCTCGGCGGCGGCAAGCCCACCGAGGACGCCATCCAGCGGATTCTGCGCGAACGCGTGTTCAAGTTTAGGGACCAGGTGGCCCGCTACAGCGCGGAGGAAATCCGACGCGTCCTGCTGGCCGGCGTCGCCGAAGGCCAGAGCATCCAGGAGATGAACAAACACCTGACCCGGCTCTGCAATAATTGGGCAACCTTCCGGTCGGCCCGGATCGCCCGGACCGAAGTCAACGGCGCCACCAACTCGGCCACGATCCTGACCTACACCGAGAGCGGCAAGGTGGAACATAAGGTATGGATCACCAGCGTGGATGAGCGGACCCGCACCTGGGCCGGCGGCGCCGAATTCGACCACGAAGCCATGAACGGCGCCAAGGTCGGCGTCAACGAATATTTTGAAGTCGAGAGCGCCAGCGGCGGCACCGACCTGCTGGAATCCCCCGGCGACTACGCCGGCGACCCAGCCGACATCATCAACTGCCGCTGCAGCACCATCCCCGTAATTGAAGATTAACCCCAGGGGGAAACGAACGATGGAACAGAGAACCCTTTCGCTCGGCATCACCAAGGCCGCCCCGCCGGAAGGCCTGCCGGCCGATGACGGCCTGACCTGGTTCAAGATCACCAGCGGCATTGTGGACCGCGACCAGGAAGTGCTCGACCCGGACGGCATGAAGGTGGACCGCTTCATGGCCGACCCGGTGGTCCTGTGGGGACACGACCACACGATCCCGCCCATCGGCAATGCCCCGCGCCTGGTCAAAGGCACCGACGCGGCCTGGTACGGCGGCGTCCGCTTCGCCGACGGCGAAAAATACCCCTTCGCCGGCCTGATCAAATACCTGGTGGAGGACGGCTTTCTCCACGCCGTGTCGATTCGTTTCAGACCGCTGAAATGGGAGGACGCCGACCCGGTCGAAGCCGGCTACCGGCGCAAATACACCGAATTTGAGCTGCTCGAATTCAGCGTCGTGAACATCCCGGCCAACCCGGAGGCCCTCCGGGCCGAAGCCCGCGACGCCAAGGCCGCCGACGCCAACCTGGGACCCCTGTTCATCAAGATTTTCGGCGACGCCCTCCCCGACGACGCCACCCCGAAAGCCAAAGAGGCGGCCGGCCTGGAGGCGGCCCCCCAGGACCATCCGACTCCCGGCGAGGCCGAGGCCGCGCCTGCGAAAGCCGGCGCCGAACTGAGCAAAAAGAACCGGGCGACCCTGGGCAGCATCCGCGACTCCCTATCCCAGGCCGCCGCCACCCTGGGCGACCTGCTCGCCAAGTGGGAAGGCGACGACGAGGCCGACGGCAAAACCGCCGGCGACCCGGCCGAGCCGGACCCCGACCCGATCAAGGCCCTGACCGACAAGATCGACTCCATCCTGGCGGCCGTGACCGCCAGCCCCGCCGCCCCGGCGGCCGATGACGCACCCGCCCAGCAAGGCACCCTTCCTGACCTGGAGGAAGGGCGACGAGAAAAAACGGCTACGCTGTCCGGCGACGAACTCCGCGACCTGGTGCGATCGGTCGTGATCGACGGCATCAACCGACAGCGCGGCATTGTCACGCCGCGCTAGGCACCCGAACCGAAAAACCATCACAGGAGCCATCCTACCATGACCAAGACCGCGACCCCGAACGAAACCCTGACCCTGAGCAAGCAGGAGCTGGCCGAATTCCTGCGGGCCGAGATCGACGCCGCCATGAAGCCGGCGAACGAAAAGGCCATCGACCGCGAAACCCTGCAGAAAGAACTGCAGGTCTTCGGCGACGCCTGGGCCGGCAAGGCCCTCCCCGTGGCCGGCTCGCACCGCTTCAAAAGCCAGGCCCTCAACGACCCCAAGACCCACAGCCACATCAAAAACTTCCTGGTCGGCCAGATCACCCCGACCAACCTGCAGACCGCCAAGATCCAGGCCGGCCACGCCGAGGCCGTCAAGGCCATGAGCATCGGCACCGGCGCCGACGGCGGCTACCTGGTCCCCGACAGCTTCCGCGAGGAAGTCGGTTTCCTGGCGGCGCAGTACAACACCTTCCAGGGCGTCTGCCAGGTGGTGCCGATGGAATCCTCGACCACCAACTGGCCCATCGCCACCGACGGCCCGGCCACCTACTGGCCCGGTGAGAACACCGCGATCACCGACGACAAGCCGACCATCGCCCAGGTGGCGCTGACCGCCAACATCCACGGCGCCCTGGTGTACCTGCCCCGCCAGCTGGCGTTCTCCACCAAGATCGACGTGATTGCCCTCCTGGCCGAGCTGTTCGCCGAGAAATTCGCCTACGGCCGCGAGGCGGCCTTCACCGGCGGCAACGGCACCAGCAAGCCCAAGGGTTTCCGCGATTCGTCCTACACCAGCATCCCCACCGACGCCATCGCCTCCACCGCCCTGGCCTGGACCGACCTCAAGGTGCTGATGTACCTGGTGGCGGCCAAGTACCGCGCGCGCGGCACCTTCGTGCTGAACAGCACCGCCGAGTCGCTCATCATGGGCATGGTCGACGGCAACGACCGGCCGCTGTGGATGCCCAGCATCGGCGATGACAAGCCGGCGACCATCCTCGGCAAGCCCTACGTCATCAACGATTCGATCCCCTCCAACCTCGGCACCGGCACGAACGAGACACAGATCTGGTTCGGCTACTGGAAGCACGGCTACATCGTCGGCGAGCAGCAGGCGATGATCGTCGAGTCGACCACCGAAGGCGGCGACACCTTCGCCAAGCACCAACTGGCCGTCAAGGGCGTCGAATTCGTCGACGGCTGCGTGGGCGTCCAGACCGCCATCGCCAGCCTGACCGGCGTCCTGTAGGACCCACCCGCCCCACCGGGAGCCGGGCCGTCCGGCCCGGCCCCGGTCCCACTTTTGACCAGGAGATACGCATGAGCATCCGACCGATCCGCATCACCGGCTACCTGCCCGGCAACGCCGCCGGCGACATCCTGTGGCTCAAGGACCAGGATCGCGCCCGCGCCCTGGTGGCCGCCGGCGTCGCCAAGTGGGAAGCACCAGCGGCCCCGGCGCCGATTCCCGACCCAATCCCCGACGCCGAACCGACCGCCATCGAGACCGCCCCGGACAAGATGGTCGGTGACGGCCCCAAGGCCCGCAAAAGCCGGAAGAAAAAGGCCGAATAATGGCGAACCTGATCACGCACAGCGACCTGGAAGCCCTGACCCGGACCACCCTCAGCAGCGCCGACGGCACGGCCGTCGACGCCCTGATCACCGGAGTCGAGGCATTCATCAAGGCCGAGATCCTCGATTGGACCAAGGCCGAGACGGCCACCGCCCACGATTTCAGCGGCCGCGGCGACAGCCGGCTTTACCTCAACCGCTGGGCGAACACGATCACCAGCGTGACCATCGACGGCCAGGCGCTGGACGCCGACGAATACGTCAACCGCGGCTACTGCCTCGATCGCCTGGACGGCGGCACCTGGACGGAAGGCACGGACAACATCACCGTGACCGCCACCTGGGGCTTCGACGCCGCCACCGGCCCGGCCGACTTCGTTTTGGGCGTCAAGCTGATCGCCCGCCAGGCCCTCAACGATTATTTCCAGCCGGAGACCGCCAGCGAAGGCGTCCCCGGCATGAGCTTTTCCTACGTCCAGGGCATTTACAACCAGAACGCCCTGGTGGCCGCCCTGCTGACCCGGTACACCGGGCCGGCCATTGGATAGAAGGGAGCAACCTGTGGGCCTTAGCCGTTTCATGCGCGACGCATACATCCTGTACAGCGCGACACAGACCCGGAACGACGCCGGCGAAATGGCGAAGTCCTGGACGCAGCAGGAGACCGGCCTGGGCTTCCTGTACGAGACCAACCAGGCCCACACCACCGACGCCGGCGCGATGGTGATCGCGGCCGCGACCCGGATCCTCCTCCCCCTGACCACCGCCGCCGACCCGGGAAACGTGATCGCCGCCGGCGGCCACACCTACCGCGTGACCGCGACCCGCGTCGCCGCCCGTGCGATCCAGGCCGACCTCGAAGAAACCAGCATCCAGGTGGGCGACTGATGGCGATCAAGTTTAAAGCATTCAAGCTCAAGCTCAACCCGGCAGCCATCCAGCGCCAGGCCGCCGACGTGGCCGACGGCGTCCAGGAGACCATCGCCCTGGCGATTGTCGGCGACATTAAGAAAGAGCTGTACCAGAGCAAGCACAGCGGCCGCTGGTATTTCAAGACCAAGGCGGCCAGGAAGCGCGGCCAGCCGGACCACCACGCCTCGGCCGAAGGCGAGCCGCCGGCTGTGGACACCGGCCGGATGGCGATCAGCATCATGCACAAGGCCTTCGGCGCCGGCAAGGCACGGACCGTCTACGTCGGCAGCAACCGGCAGGCGCTGGCGACGCCGAGCATCGGCGAGGCCTACGCCACCCGCCACAAATTCGGGAAAGGGAAATTCAAGGCCGGCGCCGTGACCGGCAGCGACCTCGAATACCCCTACCTGCTGGAGACCCGGATGGACCGCTTCTGGCTGCGGCCGATTTGGGACAAATACCGCCACAACCTGCAGAGCCAGATTGACCGCGCCATCCGGCACCTGCGGAAAATCGGCTGGAACAGGGAGGCCGCATAATGGCCGGCACCCTGACCGACGTTTTCACCGCCCTGGTCGGCGCCCTCGAGGACGACAGCACCATCGCCGCGGCCGTCGGGACCGCGATCTACGCCGCCCACCGGCCGCCGGACACGGAGGACGCCCCGCTGCCGGCCATTTACGTCGGCCTGGTATCCGACACCCGATCCGAGCGCGGCATGACCTGGCTGCGCATCCAGATCGACACCTACGTCGCCGACGGCGACCTGACAGCCGCCTGGGCAATTTCCGACGCCATCGCCGGCGTCCTGCACAGCAGCGGCCTGAGCATTTCCGGCTGGACTTGCTACCACATCACCCGCGACGCCCACCGGAACAACGGCGCCGACGCCGACGGCGTCTTGAGCTTGAGCGACGATTACACCCTGGCCCTGGCCCGCTGATGACTAAACCTTAACCCAAAAGGGGGAGAATACAATGGCTGAAACCCTGCACCTTGGACCCGTCAACGTTTATTTCAATTCCATCCAAATCGCCACCGAAGGTGGCGCCTCCATCACTTTCGAGAGCCAGATGGCCGAACTGCTCAAGGACGAAACCGGCGTCACCCCGGTGGACGAAGTCCATCTCGGCCAGAAAGTGACCGCCACGATCCAGGTGGCCGACCACGATGTCGCCCTGCTGCCGACCCTGTTTCCCAACGTGACCACCGTCGGCACCACCACGAAGCGCTACGAATTCCGGCCGGCGACCGGAAAGAAGATGTCGAGCATCGCCAACACCCTCAAGCTGATCAAGGTGATCGACGGCGTGGAATCGACCGACCCGAACGACAGCTGGGTGATTTGCAAGGCCGCGCCCAGCGGCAGCGTGACCCTGGAGTACACGAAAGACAAGCAGAGCGTCTACGCCGTGACCTTCAAGGGCTACGCGGACACGACCAGCAACGACCGCATCGCCTACATCGGCGACCCGGCCGCCGTCGACACCGAGTAAACCAAACGAGAGGCATACCCCACCATGAAACTGGACATCAGCTACACCCAGGAAATCGAACTCGGCATCAGCGGGCCGGACGGCCGGCCCCTGTTTGGCCGAACGATTTACATGACGCCCCTGGACGCCATGCGCGGCGCCGAGCTGGTCCTGGCGATGAACACCGCCCGCGACATCGCCGGCCAGGCCAACGCCAACCCGGACATCCTGCAGATCACCGACCTGCAAAAGGCCCTGATCCTGCAAGCCACCAACCTGACCCCGGAGGAGATCGACCAGCTCCAGATGGGACAGCGCCGCGCCATCGCCGAGGCGATCATCCAGACCAGCGGACAACCGGCGGCCGAAAAAAAAACGTAGAGCTGCGGGCCGTCCATTTCCGCGTCGCCCGGCAATACGGATGGCCCCTGGAGTACGTCAGGGGCCTCCCGCTTTACGAACTCCGCGACGCCTGCCGCCACGCCCAGGCGTTCCGAGCTGAGGAGCTGATGCAGGACATGAGCATCGCCAGCGCCCCTTGGATGAAGCGCGAGGACGCCGAACGGCTCCACCGGGACCTGGCCGAAGGCGCCGCGAGCATCACCCGCGACACCACCGACCACCGGCCGACCGCCCCGGTGGTGGACCGATCCCCCGGCGGCGCCGCCCAGGGCGAGGCCTGGGACCGCCTCCGGGCAATCACCGCCGCCCACCTGAGCGGCACCAAGAGGACGCGCCATGAGTGACTCCTTCGGAAAGGCACGAATCGAGATCGGCGCCGACACCAGCCAGGCCGAAAAGGACCTGAGCAAAGCCGCCAAGGACCAGATGCCCAAAAAGGGCGAGGAGATGGCGAAGGGCCTCAACAGCGGATTCGAGCAGGCCCTCAACTTCAAGAACCTGCTGATCGGCGCCGTCACGGGCGCCACCGTGATGTACTTCCGAAACCTCGCCAACGAGATCGACCGCTTCGCCAAGGACGCCCAGCGCCTGGGCATCGCCTCCGACACCCTGAGCGAGATGGCCTACGCCGCACAACTGAGCGGCGTCGGCCTCGGCGAACTCAACGCCGGCGTCCGAGTCCTGGCGAAAAACATGAGCGCGGCCAACACCGGCGCCGCCACCATGCAGGACGCCTTCAAGCGCATCGGCGTCGAATACAAAAACGCCGACGGCTCCCTCCGGGACGTCAACGAAGTGATCGGCGACCTGGCTGGCAAGTTTGAGACCATGCCGGACGGCGCACAGAAAACGGCGGCGTCGATGGAATTGATGGGCCGGAGCGGCTCCCAGCTGATCCCCTACTTTAACAGCGGCCGGGAGGGCGTCAAAGGCATGAGGGAGGAGGCTAACCTTTTCGGCGTCACCGTCGGCAAGAAATTCAGCAAAGACGTCGAACGGTTTAACGACAACATCACCCGATTCCAGACCATGCTCAAGGGCGCCGCCTACATCATCATGAATAGCATGATCCCAGCCATAAATAGCGTGGCTGACAAATTCATCGAATGGTACAAGACGGCCGCCCCGGACATACTCGAAGGCATGAGGGCCGGCTTTCTTTCGATTGCAAACTCTATCGTCGCCATCAGCCAGGCCTTCAGCGGCGCCAACAACAGCTGCTTGGGTTTTGGCAAGGTCATCGGCATCGTGATGAGCGCCTTTTCCATTGGCATCAACTCGACGATAGTCGCCCTTTCTGAACTTTTCATCAAGGCAATAAAACTGGCGAAGGCGCTGACCCCGTTCAAAACAAAGGCCTTCGATAAAAACGCCGACGCGGCCATCGCCGCAGCGCAGGGCCTGATCAACCCGCTGAACCTGGCGACCTGGAACGACCTGATCAACATCGACCGGCTCAAGAGCGGGACGGCAACGCTCGACTTTTTCGGCAGCAACACCGGCCTGGTCACGCCCGGCGCCGGCGGCCGAGCCGGCGGCCGAGCCGGCGGCGCAGCCGGCACAGCGACCGTCGCCATCGACGGCCTGGTGACCGCCATTGTCAACCTGGGAACCGCGGCCCGGATCAAGGCCGACGAAATCAAAAACACCAGCGGCCTCGGCCCGCCCATGTACCAGCCATACCTGCAGAACGTCGGCACCGGCGGCCGCGACTTTTCCGGCGTCAACGACATCTACGGCCTGGCGCCTGCCTTCGGCGGCCAGGAAGCCCAGGACTTCTTTTCCGGCGGCGGCGACATCGGCGAGGCCTTCAACTTTTACATGACCGGCCTTTCCTCCCTGGTCCCGACCGACGGATTCATCACCTACCTGACCGAACAATGGGCAAAGACCAACGAGGCCTTCGCCGAGCAGAGCCAGGTCCTGGTGGACAACTTCCGAATGTTTGGCATGACATTCGAGGAGCTGGCCGGAACCTTCGGCGGCCTGGTGAGCGGCTTTTTCAGCGACGCCGTGACCGGCGGCCTCAAGAGCGCCGGCCTTAAATTCGTGGCCGCCCTGGCCGGCATCGTCGGCAAGATCGTGATGCAGCACGGCATCGAACTGATCGCCGCCGGCACCAAGGCGGTCATCATCGGCAGCAACCCGGTTTTCCCCATACCCCACCTGGTGGCCTGGGGAAAAATGAGCATCATCAAGGGCGTCGCCATGACCGCGCTGGGCGGCGCCATTTCCGGCGCCTCCAGCCTGCTCGGCGGCACCGCCAGCGGCGGCGCCGGCGGCTCCGGGACCTCGTTCCAGAGCGGAATCGCCCGGCCCTACGGCGCCACCAACCAGCCGGTCGTCTACGACGTCGGCCAGACCACCGACGGCCAGGCGGCCGGCACCACGATCAACCTCAACGTCAGCACGGTGGACGCCGCCAGCTTCGGCGACTTCCTTAAGCGCGGCGGCGGCCGCGTGATTGAGGACCACATCGCCGACGCCGTGCGCGGCAACAACCCGATCCGGAGGACCCTGCGCGATGGCCTTTCCTACTAGCCCGGCCCCCAACCACGTCGAGGAAACCAGCACCGCCTACAACGTGACGGTGAAGCGAGCCATCGACGGCACCCCTCACAAGCGCCTGCACCAGGCCGATGAGCTGCGGAGCTGGCGCCTGACTTACGAATACCTGGACGAATCCGACCAGAGCACCCTCGACAGCTACTACGCCACGCAGAAAGGCGCCTACGGCACAGACACCTGGACCACGCCCCAGGGCGAGAGCGTGACAATCCGGATCGACCGCCTGGTGCGCCGGACCACCGTCGGCGACCTCCGCACCTACGAAATCACCCTGGAGGAGGAGCCGGCATAATGGCCCTATCCCCCGAACTGCAGGCCCTGGTCGCCGCGACCACCGGCGAACCGCTCGTCCAGATCGAGATCCATTTCCCCGACAGTTACGTCCACCGGATCAGCGACCGGGCGCACACCTTCAGCGGGAACGCCTACGCCGCCGACATCACCGGCGACGTGACCTGGGAACGGAGCTGCGACACCAAGTTTTCCAATTTGCGCTTCCGCGTCAGCAACTTGGACCGCGCCTACACCGACCTTTTGACCACCTACACCAGCCCGGAGCTGCAGGAGGCCGACGTTTACTGCTTTGAAACCTTCGCCGGCGCCACCACGCGAGAGGAGCGCTTTCGAGGCAAGCTGGACATCCCGACCGACGTCGACCGCGAGGACATCGACCTGAGCGCCACCGAGCTGCTCAACTCGATTCTGGAGCCGATCAACGCCCTGCAGAACAGCCCCACCTGCCCCTGGGCAACCCAATGCCGCTTCGCCGGCGGCGACCGCTGCAGCTACGCCCCGGCCACCGGCGACGGCCGCGACCTGGCCGTCGACGTTCCGGGCATCGACGCCGTGTCGACCACGCTACCCGTGACTGACATCGACGGCGTCGGCGACGGCGACTACCTGCAGATCGCCAGCGAGATCCTCCTGGTGACGGCCGTCGGCTCGGTGAGCTGCACCGTCGCCCGCGCCCAAAAAGGCACCACGGCGGCCGCCCACACCGCCGGAACCCGGATCACCCATGAGAGCTGCGGCGGCTCCTGGGAGGAATGCTGGCGCCGAGGAATGCTGCACCGCTACGGCGGCGTCAAATTTTTCAACAAATCGGGCAGCTTGTACTGGCGAGAGAAGATTTTCCTTTTCAGCAAGAAAACCACCATGCCCTGGCAAAGCAAGGGCAACACGGGCGTGTTCGGCTCCACCTGGGGCCTGATTTACGGCCGCGTCCGGCTGGCCGCCGAGGCCCTCTACGTCCGCGACCCCGGCGCCCACGCCGTTTATTTTGCCAACCTGGGCGTCGGCCCCATCCTCGGCCCCTACCACCCGACCGCCAGCAGCCCCCGCGCCACCATTTGGGTGAACGGCAAGGAATCGAAGGACTACGCCTGCCACCAGGGCAACGACGGCCAGGCCGCGATCAACTGGTACGGCTCCGGCTGGGACACCCAAGGCATCGACTACCTCTGGCTCACCGAGCCGACCACCACCCAGGGCGCCGACACCTGGGAAGATGCCCAGGCGGCCGGCCAGACCTACAGCCGCCGGGCCTACCTGTGCGGCGCCTTCCCCAGCGACGTCCAGGCCGACGAAGGCCTGCCCACCATCGAGCTGATCTGCAACGGCCGCGTCCTGCCCTATTACGACAGCAGCGGCACCAAGCTGGGCGACGCCTGGACGCAGAACCCGGCCTGGATCCTGGTGGACGCCGCGATCAACCGAGACTACGGCGCCGGCCTGACCACCGCCGACATCGACTGGCCCCGAATGGCGGCGGCGGCGGCCCGCTACGACGCCCTCGGCTACACCTTCAACATCCACCTAACCAGCGAAATGGCCTTCGCCGACTTCGTCGCCCTCCTCTGCGATTCCACCCTGAGCATCCCCACCCGGACCGACAACAAGCTCGGCCTGGAAGTCCTCGAGGCCGGCCGGAGCCACAGCGGCGTGACCCTCGGCGAGAGCGTGATTCTGGAAGGCAGCTACAAGCATTGGACCACCGGCCCGGTGGACCGCGACGGCAACAGCCTCAAGGTCACGCTGACCAGCCCGGACCACGACTACCAGTCGAGCGAGCTGGAATTCGTCGACGCCGCCCACGTCGAATCGCTAGGCGGCCGGAAGCGCACCCTCAACAAAAAGCTGGCCGGTGTGGATAACCTGGCGCAGGCCCAGGCCATCGGCGCCTTCTGGCTCAACTTGGCGAAGATCAGCCGCCGCGCCGACGGCGTCAAAAAATTCCGCACCACATACGCGGCGATGGCGATCAACCCCGGCGACATCGTGACGGTGGACACCGACACCGAGGACGGCCTCGGCGCCGCCCTGACCTACCTGGTCTGGACCGTGCGCCGCGTGAATAACGACGGCGACCACGAACTGACCTGCGTCCGCTGGGAAACCGGCCTATTCGAGCTCGGCGGCGTGACCTACGACCTGCCCAGCACCGGCATCGACCCCACCCGCGAGCCGGTCCCCGTCACCGACCTGGCCGGCAGCGCCACCATGATCGACAGCGACCGCGTCCGGCTTACCGTCACCTGGACCTGGCCGGAGGCGGCCGCGCCCCGACCGGCGCCGGCGAAAGTGTTCCTGTGGATCGGCGACCCGGAGGACCCCTTCGACCAGTACGAGCTGCTCACGCCCAAGGGCGTCGGCCGGGACCTGAGCAGCTACCAGGCCACCTTCCCCCGGCAGCGATTCAAGACGGCCCGCGTCTACGCCATCGCCCAAAGCGCCTGGCGCCACCCGGCCAACACCCGGCCCGGCATGGTGCCGGACTTCGACCACCAGACGGCCCTCAACGGCGCCATCACCGCCACGCAGACGAGCGCCTCCGTCGACGCCAGCGCCGACCTGGGCCTGACCGCCGGCGATTACGTCATCCTGCCGGCGGCCGGCACCCTGGCCGAGATCGCCCGCGTGAGCAGCACCGGCACCACCACCCTATATTTCTACACCTGGGGAATCGACCGCCGCGCCTATTTTGGGACCACCGCCCTGGCCTGGCCGGACAACCAAACCGTTTACAAGGCCCAGGAGGCCGGCCCCTGCGCCGACGTCGCCATGCTGGGCGCCGTGATGCCGCCCACCAACGCCCTGGTCTACGACTGGAACCGCGACGCCGAGCTGCAGCAGAACGAGATCCGCGTCGAAATCCCACGCAACACCACCGGGACCCCGCCGGCCCATATCCACATCCAACTCAAGGCCACCAACGCCGACTGGCCGGAGCCGACCGAGGACCCGACTGGAACCGACGCCTACATCACCCAGCCGCACCCCAACTTTGTCCTGGTCCCGACCAGCCACAACCTCAGCGCCGCCCACGTCGGCAAGCTATTCGTGATCAAGGAAACCGGCGACCGCGTCGGCCGATACATCGAAAGCGTGACCGAGGACTACACCTGGAGCGGCCTGACCTGGGACAAGGTGAACCTCAACGGCCCCATCCCTAGAGGCAAAGGCACACACACCTGGGCCGTTTGGAACGAATGGCACAAGCTGGCCGACCACAACTACACCGCCACCATCGGCGCTGACAACCTGGACCTGACGGACAACGCCTACAAGGCGACATTCCGCATCAACCTGGAATATACCGGCTACGTCCGCGTGTACACCCTCAACGAATGGAGCGTCAGCGACCCGGTGATCGCCAAAGACGAGAGCGACCTGCCGGCACAGATCAGCACCGCGACCCTCGACACCGAGCTGGACCGAACCCAGGCGCCCAAGGTGACCGGCTTCACCGTGACCCACGACGGCTACGTCGCCCCGGACGGCGGCCAGCGCGTTCTCTGCACCGTCCAATTCACCCCGCCCTTCCCCCTGGGCAATTTCAGCCACCTGCTGGTCCTGGCCGACTACCCCATCGAATCCGGCAGCGGCATGGAGGCCGGCATGGGCGGCCAGGCCGGCGCCGGCTACTTCACCCACCGCATCGGCGAATTTTGGGACAGCAACGTCCAATTCATTTCCCAGCCGACCACCGAACCCGTTTACTTTTACGGCATCAGCATCAACGCCGACGGCTACTACAACCCCGACTGGTACGATGACGGCGACTACGTCGAATACCAGACCACGCTGACGGCCGATGACAACCCGCCCGGCCAGGTCCAGAATGTGGATCCGGAATACATCCCCGGCGTCGGCCTCCAGGTGAAATGGGACGCCCTGGCGGCGGCCGACATCGCCAGCTACGAGATCCACTACCGCAAAGCGGCCACCGAAGGCGGCCTGGCGACAGCGACCTGGACCGACCTGGACAACACCCGGTCGACCTTCGCCGCCCTGGGCGTGACCCCAGCCGACAGCGGCTACTGGTTCCAATTCCGAGTGCGTGGCGTGGACAACATCGGCCAGGCCGGCACCTGGGGAGAGAGCGCCGGAGCGCAGGCCTACGGCACCACCCTGCACCCGGTGAGCGCCCCGATCAACCTGGACGTCGGCAAGACCTGGGAATACCAGGCCGGCGTCCCCATCATCCACCTGGCGATCAATTGGGACAACCCGACCGACCCCTACTACGGCGGCTGCGAAGTGTGGATCATCGACGCCGACGGCGGCGAGCGCTGGGACCTGGTCCCGGCCGGCTACTCGGCCACAGGCCTGGCCCTGGTCGGCGACGGCCGGACCATCCAGGTCCACCTGTACCCCATGAACACCGCCGGCCTGGTCCCCGATTACGGCACCTACGCCGCCAGCGGCAACATTGTCCTGACCCCGGACACCGTCGACGTGCCGGAGCCGGACATCACCGCCCGCGACGGCGTCAACTGCGTGTACCTGACCGCCGAGATCCCGGCCTGGGGAACCTTCCAAAAGCCCTACAGCGACCTCGAAATTTACATCAACAGCACGAACAGCGGCACCGGCAGCACCAAGATTTTAAACACGCCGGTCGGCCATTCGAGCGGCAGCACCGAGCGGATGGGCCTGACGATCCCCTTCCCCCTGCTGGCCGACATCGGCGGCACCTGGAGCCAAGGCACCCAATATTACTTTTTCGCCAAGCTCGTCGACCGCGCCGGAAACACCAGCGGCTACTCGGCCGACACCGACAACTCGGCCGTGTTCCTGCCGGGCGAGCTGACCGACGCGGGCGCCCCGGACTTTTCCAGCAGCG